GCACAGTCTCGCGGGCCACGACCTCGCGTGCTGGTGCCCGCTCGACCAGCCGTGCCATGCCGACGTGCTGCTCGAACTCGCGAACCGGGAGCCGTGATGGACGACCTGACCCGAAACTGCCCCCGGTGCCACGAGGTGACCCGCGACCCGGCACACCACACCTGCGGCCGCACACCCGAAGGCACCCTGCCCGCGTCTCAACCCCACGCGTCCCTGTGCTCGACCCCGTGCTCATCACCGACGACGAGCTCGAAGCCTGGATCCGAGGAGACCAACCATGACCGAACCACCCCGCACCCCACGCGGCACCACTTGCCCAACCTGCGGAACCATCCACGAACGCTGCACCGCCCACAAATCCGGCAGCATCAAAGCGGGCAACCCCCGACCCTGCATGGCCATGCCCGTCAACGGCCTCACCGTCTGCACCGCCCACGGCGGAAAATCCACGGCAGCCAAAGCAGCAGCCGGCCGCCGCGTCACCGAAGCCGCCGCCGCGAAAGAGGCGGCACGGTTCGCCACCCGCCGCGACATCCACCCCGCCGACGCACTCCTCGAGCTCGTCCAGTGGACGGCCGGCGAAGTCGACTACTGGCGGGGCAAGGTCGACCAGCTGGCCGACGACGAGTTGGCCGGGATGCTCACCACCAAGACCGAGCAAGGCACCGACCGAGGCGAACGAACCGACGTCACCACCACCGAAGCCGCCGAACACATCTACATCCGCATGCTCGGCAAAGCATCCGACCGGCTCGCCACGTATGCCGCGGCCGCGCTCCGGGCGGGAGTCGAGGAGCGTCGGATTCGACTTGCTGAGGGTCAGGGAGCCCTGGTGGCGACCGTGATCCGTCGCGTCCTCGACGCCCTCAACCTCACCCCCGCCCAGCTCGAACAAGTGCCCGTCATCGTCCCGCGCGAATTACGCGCCCTCACCGCACCCAGGGAGACAGCATGAACACCATCAGCCGCCAGAAGATCATCGACGTGTGTGCCGCCCTCGGCCTCAACCCCGCCGACGTCGCCGAAATCCGCATCACCCCCGACGAGGTCGCCGTCACCACATTCGACCGGGACACCGACGGCCACAAGATCCTCGGCCCCTGCCCGATCTGCGACGGCCCCGTCAAAACGACCCGCACTTTCCCGATCGCCAACGACGAGGAGCACACCGCATGACCAGCCACCGCGCCGACCAGATGACCGCCGCCGACATGTGCCGCCAACTCGCCTACCCCTACGTCACCCACGAACGGATCACCCGCGACAACGGCGACCGAGAAGTCCACGCCGCGTCACACCCGTCACTGCTCGACCAGCTGGAGCACGCCGCCGGCATACGGTCGGCCCTGTCCGACGACGACGCCGACCCATCCTCGTTCGGGTCCAAACCACCAACACACCTGGAAGCGTTGCGGCTGCTGGACCGGATCAACCGTCAGTCACGGCAACTGGAGACCCGACTCGGCATCGACCACGTCCCCGACCTGCGGGCCCGGCTCTCACAGATCGGTGGCCGGCTCGGCATCAACCCCGACCGGCACGTCCGCTCCTGGTGGGCGACCGCCCGCATCCTCACCCACTGGGACTCACCCGCCTACCGGCCACAAGGCGCACCCTGCCCGCAATGCTGGGAAACCAACTCGATCCGGATCCGGTTCGATGACGAGCTCGCCGCCTGCAGTGAGTGCGGCACCGTGTGGGACCGTGAAGGCGGCACCGACAACGGTTCCCTCGATTTGCTCGGCCAGCACGTCGCCTGGTGCACCGACCACGAGGTCACGAAACCCCGGCATTGGTTGCTGGACGACCAGGGCTACCCCACCGAGTGCACGGAGTGTTTGGCGTTCCGGGACGCGTTCACCGAGTGGCGGCTCACCCGCGACAGCGAGGCGCGGGTGCAACGGGATGGGAGGATCGGCGCATGACGATCGAAGAGGCAGTCGCGAAGCTCGACACCATCACCGGCGGCGACGGTGAAGGAGCCCACTGCCACGCTGACGAGGTCCTGCTCGCCATGGTGCCGCCCGAGGTCGCCGACGCATACCGGCGACTTGAGGAACGCGCCGACTTCTGGGCGTACGCGTGACAACACCAGCCCCACACGTGCATAATGGGCCTCGTCGATTCGCGCACCCCAAAAACGGGCTGACGCCGGGTCGACATTCTCATGCCCCAGGGTGGTGGTCACCATGCCAGCCCCCGTCCTCGACTGCGGATGCCCCGCCCAACCCGCCTACCTGCTCCGCCGCGGCCAGCATGAACCCATGCTCGTTTGCCGCCACCACGGCGAACACCTGAAAGCTGAAGCGATCCGGCAAGGATTCGTCGTAACCAAAGTGAGCGCACCGACATGACCGACCCCAACTACTGCCCCATCTGCGGCAAGGCATACCCCGTCGCCTCACTCGCCGCCGACTGCGCCGCCCGCCATGACTGACCTCGCCTGGGCCGAACACGCCGCCGCCGCATTCGAGACCAGCCGCCGCCAATGGGACACACCCGGCACCATGGCCGTCACCCTCGACCACCGCACCATCCAAACCCCAGCCCTCGACCTCATCGACCGAGAGCTCGTCCGACTCGCCGACACCCCCGACGGCCGGCTCATCCTGTCCATGCCACCCCAAGAAGGCAAGTCCCAGCGGGCATCACGCAGGTTCCCGCTGTGGGCCCTCACCCAGAACAACGACCTGAGGGTCGCGATCGCCTCCTACGAACTCAACGTCGCCCGCCGGTGGGGCCGCGCCATCCGCGACGACATCACCACCAACCACGACCTCCTCGGCCTGTCGATCCGCCCCGACCTGTCCGCCCAGCACGAATGGCAGTTGGACGGCCACGAAGGCGGCGTCTACGCCACCGGCATTGGCGGCGCCCTCACCGGTCGCCCCGTCGACCTCGCCATCATCGACGACCCCATCAAGGACCGTGAACAGGCCGACTCCACCGTGTACCGAGCCCGTGTGTGGGACTGGTGGACCGACGTCATGGCGACCCGCCTCGCACCCGGCGCACCCGTCGTCCTCATCCTGACCCGGTGGCACCAGGACGACCTCGCAGGCAGGCTGCTGGCCGCCGAGGACGGGCACCTGTGGCGGGTCGTGAACATCCCCGCCCAAGCCGACACCGACACCGACCCATTGGGCCGGGCACAAGGCGAATTCATGGCCTCAGCCCGTGGCCGCACCCGCGCACAGTGGGAAGCGATCAAAACCCGGTCCGGCGCGAGAACGTGGGCCAGCCTGTACCAGGGCCGGCCATCCCCTGACGAGGGCGGCATCTTCGACCGATCCAAGTGGGAGCGTTACCCGGCGCCGTTGTGGCTCGACCAGTCCGACGGGTCCAGGATCGTCCCGAACATCGACGCCAACACTGAGCTCGTGCAGTCCTGGGACCTGGCATTCAAAGACACCAAAGGATCCGACTATGTCGTCGGGCAGGTGTGGTTGCGCCGTGGCCCGCACGTGTACTTGCTCGACCAGGTGCGGGGCCGGTGGTCGTTCACCGACACCTGCCAGCAGGTGCGGCAGTTGACCGCCAGGTGGCCGAAAGCGATCGCCAAGTACGTCGAAGACAAAGCGAACGGCCCAGCTGTGATCGACGCCCTGTCCCGCACCGTCCCCGGCCTGATCCCCGTGAACCCCGAAGGCGGCAAGTACGCCCGTGCACAGGCGGTCGCACCCCTGGTCGAGGCCGGGAACGTGCACCTGCCCGCCCCCGAGTTCGCACCCTGGGTGGGCGACCTTGTCGAAGAAGCGCAAGTGTTCCCCAACGGCACCCACGACGACCAGGTCGACGCCCTCACCCAAGCCCTGAACCGGATGCTCATCCGGGTCGACCACAACAGCAAAGCGACCGCCGGCATCGTCGGCCTCGACTGATCCCAAAGGAGGTCACGCCCGTGCCTGTTGCTGACGTCGTGACCGCCATCACCGACTGGAAGACCCGCATCGACACGATCGGGTTGTACCGGGACTACGACGAAGGCCGCCACCGGTGGGGCCAATTCGCCACCGCCGCGTTCCTGAAAAAGTACCAGTGGGTGTTGGAGAACTCCCGCGAGAACCTGTGCCCCGTCGCCATCAGCGCGTTCTGCGACAAACTGTCCATCACCGGGTGGGACGGCCCCGGCGCCACCCAAGCCGCCCAACTGGCCGACGACCTGAACCTGCGGCGCATCGCGAACCTCGTCCACACCGAGTCGTACCGGTCCGGTGACGGGTACGTCCTGGTCTGGCCCATGGCCGACGGCACCAGGAAACCGATCTTCCACCGGTCCCAGAACGTCGTCCCGTGGCCGTCACAAGACGACCCTGACACCCTCGACTGGGTCGCGAAAATCTGGCTCGACAAGACCGGGTACGGCCGGTGCAACATCTACTACCCGGACCGGGCCGAACGGTACGCCACTGCGGCACAGTTGCGGCCCACCTCGACCGTGACCGTCGCGAAAGACACGTGGCCGGTGCAGGAAACCAGCTGGCTGCCGTTCGACGGCGACGGCGAACCCGACACCGTCTCCCACGACTTCGACCGTGTCCCGTGGGAATGGTTCCCCAGGGCTGCACCCGACCAGGGCGCCCACGGTGTCAGCATCCTGCGGGACGTGATCCCGTTGCAGGACGCGCTCAACAAGTCCGTGGCCGACATGATCGTCGCCGACGAATCATTCGCTGCACCGTTGCGGGCGCTGATGAACTACCAGCCCGAGGTCACGATCGACCCGAAAACCGGGAAAGCGACCGAGAAAGCCCTGTCGTACGACGAGACCCGGAACCGGATCTTCGGTGTGAAAGGCCCCGGGCCGCTCACCCAGTTGGACCCGCCGGACGCGTCGAAACTGATCGTCGTGCAGGACGCGTGGGCGCTCAAAATCGCCCGCGTCATCGGGATCCCCGCCTACTACATGGCCCAATCCTCCGGTGACGTCCCCTCCGGTGAGTCGCTACGGGTGCTGACCTCGCGGCTGACCGCGGGTGTGGCGAACTCGCAAGAGGACTTCACCGACCCCTGGTCTGGTGTGCTCGACCTCCTCGGTGTCCCGGACGCCACCCCGCAGTGGGCGCCGGCTGCCCCGTTGGACGAGGCGGAGCAGATGACCATGGCGAAGACGAAGCACGACATCGGTTACCCGTTGTCGGAGATCGCCCGCGACCTGGGTGAGGACCCGGACAGTGTGCAGCGGATCCTGGACGGCCGGGACGCCGAGGACGCACAGGCCCTCACGGCTGGTGACGTGGCGGTGCAACGGTTCCGTGACGGCCAGGACCCGGCGCAGGCGTTGCGGTGAGCATCAACACTGACACGTTGCTGCACCTGCGGTCGGTCCTGCTCACGTTCGACCATGCGGCGGACGCTCACACGAGGGCGTTGACGGCGGCGTGGGTGGACGCCTGGGACGACCTGGCCCCCGCCCTGGACGCCGCCGTCCTGGACCTTGTGTCGGCTGCGAAGGATGGTCGGGTGACCCGTTCCATGGTGGTCCGGTCGGCCCGGTTACGGGACGCCCTGCTGTTGGTCGCTGACCGGCTGGACAAGCTCGCCGGACAGGCCGGGAACCAGGCGACAGGGTCGTTGCGGACCCTGGTGGAGCAGGCCACGACCGCCCAGGTGGCGATGATCGAGTCACAACTCCCGGACGGCATGTCCGGGCTGGTGAGGGTCGACCCCCGGCAGGTGGACCAGATCATCGCCCGCGCCACAGGACGCATCCACAGCCTGTCCCGGCCGTTGTCGGACGACCAGGTGCGGGTGATGAAACGCCGCCTCGTACGGGGTGTCCTCGTGGGTGACAATCCGCGCACCACGGCCCGGCGGATCGTCGCCGACCTGGAAGGTGACTTCAACGGTGGCCTCACGAGGGCGTTGACGATCGCCCGCACCGAGTCCCTGGACGCGATGCGCGCCGCGTCACAGGCTGCGGACAAAGCCTCGGGTGTGGTGACCGGGTGGGAATGGGTCGCCGACCTGGGGCCGCGGTGCTGCCCGGCGTGTTGGGGGATGCACGGCACTGTGCACAAACCGGACGAGCGCGGCCCTGACGGCCACCAGAACTGTCGATGTTCAAGGGTTCCCGTGACGCCGTCGTGGGCTGACCTCGGGTTCAAAGGCATCGAGGAACCACCGTCGCTGCTGCCAGACAAGGAGCAAGCATTCCGCAGCCTGTCCGCCGATCAGCAACGCAGCATCCTCGGCCCGGGCCGGTATGACGCCTGGAAGACCGGCGGGTTCCCGATGGACCAGTGGGCGCGGCTGCGTCACAACCCCGGCTGGCGGGATTCGTGGGTGCCTGCCCCGGTCCCGGCCGCTGCACGGTCCACGGCTGCCGCGTCGTAGGCGACGACCCCGCACCGGGTGCACACCCATTCCTGGGCGGCGCCGCCCATGCCGAGCTCGGCGACGGCCAGCACCCAGTTGTGGTCACACACGCCATTGATCTTCCCGCCCCGTGATGGAGGTGGGCAAGCGCACGCCGGGCGCGACGCCCGACACGCACACACCGGAGGATGCCGTGACGGCTGACACCACAGAAGACACCACCACGACGGCCCAGGATGAGGGGTTGACGCAGACGGTCGCGGAGGCGACCGCAACCCAGCAGGACACCACTGACGCCGCCGCGTCGACCGTGAAGGACGACGACGAAGGCAAGGGTGGGAAGGCCGCGGTCCTGGCCGACTTGGCGAAGGAACGCGACGCACGGCAGGAGACACAATCCAAGCTGGACGCCGTCCTGGCCGCGCTCGGCCTCAAAGACGACGCGAAGGACGACCCGGAGGCCGCCGTGAAGGCTGCCACCGCGAAGGCCACCGAAGCCGAAACGAACCTCGCCGTCTACAAGGCCGCACACGCCGCCGGCGCAGACCCCACGGCGCTCCTGGACTCCAAGTCATTCCTCGCCACCCTCGACGGGATCGACCCCGCAGATACCGACGCCGTCACCGCCGCCATCAAGGCCGCCGTCGACACCAACCCCCGGTACGCCGCAGGGAAACCCGCACCCGTCGCAACCCGTGACGCCGTCACCCGCGGAGACAACACCACCGGGGCCAGCCCCGACGACTGGTTGCGCAAAGCAGCGCACCGGTCCTGACAGACCACCCGGCCATGGGCTCGGGTGCCACCCAAGAAAAGGAAGAGGTAGCCAACCATGGCCACATACGACTCTCTCATCAGCCGGGACGACCTCGGCGGCGCGCTGATCCCTCAGCCCGTCGCGAACGAGATCATCCAGGAAGCGCCCGGCCAGTCCGTGATGCTGCAGCGCGGCCGCCGTGTCACCCTGTCGTCCAAGACCCTCAAGCAGCCGGTCTTGTCGACCCTGCCCGAGGCGTACTGGGTGAACGGTGACACCGGCCTGAAGCAGACCACCGAGTCCACCTGGGACCAGGTCGTCATCACCGCCGAAGAGATCGCCGCGCTCGTGCCGATCCCGGACGCGGTCATCGACGACGCCAACGTGCCCGTGTGGGCGCAGGTGAAGCCGCTGCTGGTGGAGGCCGTCGGGAAGCTTGTCGACCAGGCCGCCCTGTTCGGGACGGGTAAGCCGGCGTCGTGGCCGACCGCGGTCATCCCCGCCGCGATCGCCGCCGGCAACACGGTCGCCGCCGGGACGGGCGCCGACCTCGGTGTCGACGTCGCGTCCCTGGCCGGTCTGGTCGCGAAGGACGGTTTCGCCGTCAACGGTTTCGCGTCCGCGCCGGGCCTGCAGTGGGAGCTCGTCGGTCTCCGCAACGCCAACGGGACCCCGATCTACACGCCGTCGCTGTCCGCTGGTGCACCCGGCGGCCTGTACGGGTTCCCGCTGAACGAGGTCACCAACGGTGCCTGGGACCCGACCGCCGCGACCCTGCTGTCCGCGGACTGGTCGAAGTTCGTGATCGGCATGCGTCAGGACATCACGTTCAAGATGCTCGACCAGGCCGTCATCACCGACGACACCGGGAAGGTCATCTTCAACGCGCCGCAGCAGGACAGCCAGATCATGCGTGTCGTGATGCGGGTCGGTTTCCAGGTCGCGAACCCGCTGACCCGTGTGAACGGTGACGCCGCGACCCGGTACCCGGCAGGTGTTCTCACCCCCGCCGCGGCCGGTGGCGGCGAGTGACCGATGCCTGAAATGACCTCACCCCAGGGCGAGGTCCTGTCCGTCCCCGAGGGCCCCGGTGTGCGTGCACTGCGGGTCCTCGGGTGGGCGGAGGCCAAGCCCGAGCCCGAACCGGAGAAGCCGAAACGGCGCCCCCGGAAACCCAAGACCGACAACTGAATAACAACCGAAAAGGGTGGTGGCCGGTATGACCCGAGACGAAGCCCGCACAGCCCTCTCCGCGCTCGTATCGGCCACCACCCCACCCGTCCTGTCCGACACCGACCTGGACGCCGCCCTGACCGCCGCACGCATCCCCGACAGTGACGGGCACGCCCCCGTCGACGACGGGTACACGGAGACGTTCGACCTGAACTACGCCGCCGCCGAATGCATGATCATGAAAGCCACCCGCGCCGGCGTGGCTGGCGCTGGCGGGTTGAAGCAGTTCACGGCCGAAGGCGCAACCTTCGTCAAGGGCGACCAGGTCGCCGACTTCCTCCGCCTCGCCGACCTGTTCCGGTCCCAATCCACTGTCGGTGCCGCCGCCACCGGTGGCATCGCCGTGATCGAGCTCGACCCCCAGACACCGGACGCCCTGTTGCCCCGGTCCGCCTGGCCCGTCCTCACCGACGGCCTCGACTAGGACGTGCACAACTGATGCCCGCCCTGTCTGCCGCCGAACTGGCTGACGCCCGGGCGATGCAAGCCATCGCGATGCAAGACCAGTGCACCATCGTGCGGTTCACCGGCGAACCCGGGTGGGATCCGGTCACCGAATCCGCCACCCGACCCACCACCACCATCTACACCGGTGTGTGCCGGGTGCAACCATCCGCCCGCGCCCAACGCGAAGTCGTGTCCGTGGACGAACAAGTCACCATCGCCGAATTTGCCGCCGCCGTCCCCTGGGACGTCAGTGACGTACAAGTCAACGACCTCCTCACCGTCACCGCCTCAGCTGACCCCGCCCTGGCCGGGGCCACGGTGCGCGTCGTCGACGTTCAGGCTTCCACGTTCGCCACAGCACGGCACCTGACCTGCACCCGCAACCTCACCCCAGGGGGCGCGTGATGACCACCATCACCATCGACGTGTCCCAACTGTCCGCGCTCGCGACGGAACTGGCCGCCCGTGGCGCGAAAGTCGGGGCGCAAGTCTCCACCGCCACCCGCAAAGCCGGCGCCGAGGTTGAGCGGGCCTCGAAAATCCTTGCACCCGTCGACACCGGGTATTTGCGGTCCTCGATCAGCACCACCATCACCGGTGGCGGCAACAGTTCCCAGGTCGCGGCCGAGGTCGGCCCCACCGCCAACTACGGCATCTACGTCGAAGAAGGCACGAGCCGTATGCGGCCGCAACCGTACATGGGCCCAGCCCTGGACCGGGTCGCCCCAATGTGGGTTGCCGCGATCCGGCAGATCGCATCCGGACGCATCTGATGATCACCGACTACGACACCTGGACGGCATGGCGTGACGCCATCGCCAACCAGCTACGGGCACAACCGAACCTGGACGTCCTCGTCGACGGCGTCGACGTCGCCGGGGAACCCACCTACCGCCTCGACCCCGACGGCCGCGCCCACATCAGCGCCGTCCTGTGGATGGGTGTCGGTGTCCCCGTCGCCGGTGACGACGCCATGTGCGGGACCCGGGACCTCGGGTCCCTGTCGTGGCAGGTCACCGCCGTCGGTGGCGACGCAGACCGCGCCGCCCGGGCCGCGCTCAAGGTGCGGGCCGCGATCACCGGGAAACACCTGGTCGACGGTGCCGGGCCCGCCTTGGAGCAGTTCGACCAGGCCACCGTCCGGGAAGACAAGACCGCGAAACCGTCCCGGTTCGTCTTCGCCATGGCATACGCGGCCGAACTCGCCTGAACCCACCAACACCCAAACCAGCCCGGAAGGGGCGATTCCGTCATGCCCGACTTCGTCAAGGCGTACGACACGGTCACTGGCCGCAAAGTCGTCGTACCCGCGCATTTCCTCGGTCCGGCGTCGCCGTTCCCGAACCTGAAACAGCTTCCGTCCGAACGCGACACGGGCGGCAAGAAAACCACGGCCAAGAAGGCCGCGGCCAAGACCCGACGCCCGTCGGGCAAGCAACCTGCCCCGGCCCAGGCCGCCGCGGCAACCGACAAGGAGAAGTAAATGGCTGACACCTATGTCCGGTCGCTCGCCAGCGGCCACACCAAGTACGCGGTCCTGACGTCCCTCCCGGCCGACCCGACCGCCGCCACCCTCACCGAACTGCAGGCCGGTATCGACGCCGCGTGCCGCATCACCGCCGACTCCACACTGGGCGCAACCGACGACAACACCGTCAACGACCCCGCCCTGTGCGACACCGTCTCCGCGGACGTCCCCACCACCAGCAAGTACGACGGGACGTGGAATATCTTCCGGTACTTCGACCCCACCACGAAGAACCCGGAGACTGGCACCGGCGGCGAAATCGGTGACGGCCTGTTCTCGGCCATGTCCGAGCTCGGGACCACCCTGTACGTCGCGAAGCGGCAGACGCTCAAGCTGTCCACCGAGGACTGGGCCGAGGACGACCCGTACGAGTTGTTCGAGGTCATGACCGGCACCCCGCAGGACGGTGCAGCCGGTGGCGCGTTCGGTGGTGACGGGTACATCAAGAAGACGGTGAAGCTGTACGTGCAGCGTCACTGGGACGGCGTGGTCGCCACCGCCTAACCCATCCATGCCTTCCGGCCCGCGCCTTCTCCCCTTGTTGAGCGCGGGCCGGAGCACCACCCGGTCAACAAGGGGAAACGAATCAACAAGGGAGACAAGCAGAATGGCCACCAAGACCAAGAAGGACAGTTTCGGCATCGACGCCGACCCGGAAGAGTTCGACATCGACGAATGGTTGGCCGGTGCCAGCCTGCCCGCCCGCACCGTGAAGATCTACCAAGACGCGCAGCTGCGTGCCGAGTACGACGCGCTCGAGCAACGGTTCCTGGTGTTGAAGGTGCAGGTCGGGGTCGGGGAACACCCCGACGAAGCACTGTCGGCGACCAGCGCGGAAGCGGAACTGTTCGACGTCGCGAAGCAGATGCAGGACATCATCACCCGGCTCGAATCGTCGGCGCTGCTGGTGAAAGTGCGGGCACTGACCGACGACGAGAACGAGAAGATCCAGAAGAACCTGAAGAAGGCGAACATCACCGGCCGGGCCGCCGCCTACGAACGCATGGCTGTCGCGGTCACCTACCCGAAGCTGCGGCCGGCTGATTGGGGCCGGATGCGGCAGAAGATCGGGGAAGTCCAGTTCTCCGAAATCACCGACGCACTGGTCGAATTGGCAGGGTTCACCGCGGGTGGCCAGGTGATGCCGGATTTCTCGCGCGCAGCCTCCGAGCTCCTGTCAACGAAGGGGTCCTGAACACTCTCCGCACCGCCCGCGACTGGCACGTCCCGCTCTCGGTGATCCGGGAGGGGCGTTCACCGTCGGATCCGTGGTTGCCGTCGGACCGGTTGTTGTCGATCGCGCTCACACTGCACGAGCAGTCCCGTGGTGCGTGCGGGCACTACCTGGACGAGGCGTACGACGACCAAGGGGACTGGACCCCACAAACGACCGTGTGTGCGGCGTGCGCGGCCGAGGAGCAGTGGCGCAACACCAACGAGCACCCGGCGCCGGGCACGAAGGTGTACGCCGTCCCGGCAGCGACCACGGCACCCGGTGACGGTGAAGTGCTACCGACGTTCGGCTGAGTCGTCGGGGTCTTTCCGCAGGTCGTGCGAGTAGTGGATCAGCCACAGGACCGCCCCGATGGCGAACACCACGACCCCGCCGACGAGCAGGAACCCTTGCCCGTCCCCGGTGGTCCCGGACAGCAGCATCAGCACAACACCCAGCAGTGCGAGAACCCCGGCCTCGCGGCGTGTTTTCGGCATGGTCGCGCCTTCCCTTTCCCCTTGTTTCGACAACCCCAGCATAGGAGGCGCCCGTGGCTGACCGTTCCGTCATCGTCAACCTGATCGCCAACGTCGGCCAGTACGTGGCCGGTATGGGCCGTGCAGGGGCCGCGACGCAGGCGATGGCACGGCAGGCGCAGACCGGGGCCACGGCGGCGTCGGGGGCGTTCACCCGGGCGGGTGGGAACGTTGACAAGCTCGCGAAGGGGATGGCTGTCGGTGGGGCTGCGCTCGCCGTCGGGCTGGGTGCGGCGGTCAAGTCGTCGATGGATTTCGACGCGCAGATGGCGGTCGTGAAGGCGAACGTCGACCTGGGCGGGGTCAGCTTCGACAAGCTGAAAGACACCGTGAAGGGCGCCGGAACCCAGTTCGGGTTCACCGCAATGGAATCCGCTGACGCAGCCGACGACCTGGCGAAGGCCGGGCTGACGGCGTCGCAAATCATCGGCGGCGGCCTGACCGGTGCCCTCACCCTCGCCGCCGCCGGGAACATCTCCACCGGTGAAGCGGCGGAGACTGCCGCGACGGCGATGACAATGTTCGGGTTGAAAGCCTCCGCGATCCCGCACATTGCGGACCTGCTCGCGGCCGGTGCGGACAAGTCGACCGCGTCCGTGCATTCCCTGTCCGAGGGCCTCATGGAGGGCGGTTCGTTGGCGCACCTGATGGGTGTGTCGATCGAGGACACGACCGCGGTCCTGGCCGAGTTCGACCAGTCCGGGTTGAAGGGCGCGAAGGCAGGCAACGCGCTCAAAACCATGTTCCAGAACATGCTGGCGCCGACGAAGCAGCAGCAGCAGACGATGGACAAACTGAACTTGTCGTTCTTCGACGCCAACGGCAAATTCATCGGCCTTGCCGGGGTCGCCGGCGAACTGAAAGACAAGCTCGGTGGGCTGACGGATCAGCAACGCAACGCCGCCTTGTCGATCTTGTTTGGTGCCCGGTCGATCCAGGCCGCGAACATCCTGTACAAGGACGGTGCGAAAGGTGTCGAGGATTGGGAGAAGAAAACCAACGACGCCGGGTTCGCTGCGGAGAACGCCCGGAAGAAGATGGATTCCCTCAAGGGCGACCTGAACAAGTTGAAGTCGGCGGTGATCGAGCTTGCGATCAACGGTGGCGCGGCTGCGACGTCGTTCTTGCGTCCTCTCGCGGAGGGGTCCACGCACCTGTTGTCGAGCATTTCGGCGTTGCCGACCCCGATCTTGACGGTTGGTACCGGGTTGCTCGCGTTGTCGTCCGGTGGCCTGTTGGCGGCTGCGGCGACGATCAAGGTTGTGGGCGCGATTCAGAAGACCCGCACCCAGTTCCTCGCCGCCAAGGCCGCTGTCACGACCTACACGTCGGCGCAGATCGCAGCCCGTGCTGCGGCGCGCGGCACCGCGGAAGCATCCGCCATCCAGGCCGGGACGATGGCCGCGACAGCCCGCAACTTCACCACCTCGGGTGCGGCACTGGTCACGTTGATGAGTGGGCAAGTCATCCAGGTGGGCCGGGTCGGCACGGCCATCGCAATGATGGGTCGCACAGCTATCCCCACCCTTGGCGCACTGCAGGTGGCGTACCTGTCAGCTGCGGCCGGTGGCAGCAAGCTTGCTTCGGCACAGTTGGCGGCCACAGCATCCGCGAAGGGGCTCGGGGCTGTCGCCGCCGTCGTCGGTGTGGCCTTCGCCTCGGTCGAAGTGAACCAGTGGCTTGACGGCATCGGGAAGAGTAAGACGTCCGTCGACGGCCTCGCGAAGTCGCTGCAGCAACTCGGCCAGTCCGGCAAGGTGACCGGTGACCTGGCGGACATGTTCCGTGAGTCTGGTGGTGCCCTGCGGGAGTTCGGCATCCCGATCGGACCGACCACGGAAAAGGTTGTCGACCTCAACGATGTGATGAAGCGGTTCGCGGACACCGCCAACAAGGCCCTCGACCCGTCGATGGGTGACAAGTTCAACAACCTCGGGCGGTGGTTGACCGCTGGCGGGTCGAACATGGACGACTTCAAGAAGCAGGCGAAGTCGATCGATGAGGCGTTGGCGCAGCTCGCAACATCGGGTCACGCCGATCAGGCAGCTGCAGCGTTCAAGAAGCTGACTTCGGGCATCAAGGACCCGAAGGTGCTTGCTGCGGTCAAGGAGGCGATGCCGAAGTTCTCGGCGGCGATGGATCAGGCGGCGAAGTCTGCTTCGAAGGCGGTCTCCCCGACCCAGGCGGCCGCCACCGCGATCTCCGACATGGGGAAGAAGTCGAAGGACAGCGAGGACGACGTCAACGCCCTCACCAGTGCCCTGAAAGGCTTGGGTGACGCCCAACTCGGTGCACGCGGGTCCGCCCGGTCCTACCAGCAGGCCATCGACGACGCCACCGACGCCCTCAAACAAAACGGCAAGACCCTCGACATCACCACGGCGAAAGGCCGCGACAACCAGGAGAAGCTCGACGCGATCGCCTCATCCACCACCGACTGGGCGTCGTCACAGTACAAGCTGACGAACAACCTGCGGCGGTCCAACGCGATCCTGTCGACCGGGAAGAAACAGTACGTTGAAACCGCGGTCGCGATGGGCATGTCCCGGGACAAGGCGAAAGCCCTCGCGGATCAGCTTTTCCGGATGCCGAAAACCGTTGACACGTCTGTGGATGTGGACGGCGCCGATGATGCGATCTACAAGGTCGACAAACTCGGCAACCTTGTGGTGTCGATGAACGGGAAGAAGGTCACGATCCCGGCCGACGCACCCAACGCCGCACAGACCGCGAACATCCTGTACTCGGTGAAGGATGCGGCCACGAACGCGGCCGGGACGAAGGTGACGATCCCGTCGAAGGTCATCGGCGACCACGAAACCCTCGACGCCCTGCTGAACATCAAGGGTGCCCGGTTGAACGCCGACGGGTCCGTGCAGATCCCCACCAAAGCCCTCGACGCGAAGCAGACCACTGACCTGCTGACCAACTTGGGCCGGGTCGCGGTCGACGCCGATGGCAAATCCGTGATCATCCCGGCCAGCGTCCCGAACGCACCGAAGGTGATCGACCTGATCAAGCAGATCCACGGCGCACAGATCACCGCGAACGGCAAGCACGTCGTGATCACGTCTTCGGCGCCGATGGCGGACGACACCCGCCGGAAGATCAACAACATCCGGGGCGCGCAGGTGTCCGCGGACGGCCGGCACGTCACGATCAACTCGTCCGTCCCGAACTACGGGACCGTCCTGGGGCAGATCCGGGCGATCCTCGCCGCCGCCCACGACAAGTGGTTCACGGTGACCGCGAACTATGTCACCAACCATGTCGACAACTACAAGAAGAACTTCGGCAAGAACTGGTTCGCCGCGAACGGTGCGATGATCCTCGCGGGCGGGCACCGGGTCATGGCGGACGGAGGGTTCAACTCTCGGCAGGCGATGATGGCGCCGGCGGGGTCGTGGATCACGTGGGCTGAGGATGAGACCGGGGGTGAGTCGTACATTCCGCATGCCCCGTCGAAGCGGGCCCGGTCGGTGCGGATCCTGGGTGATACGGCGGGCATGTTCGGTTACGACCTGGTGAAGCGTGCCGCGGACGGGTACATGTCGGGGTGGCG